AAGGTATTCTAGACTTTAGTGCTGATGTTCTTAACATGATACCTGGTGTCAACATACGTAAAGCAACTGAATATGAAGATGAGATTGCTCAATCAGTAAGGCAGATCTCTGCTGTTGTGTCTCCTACTCTTATGTTAGGTGCTGCTGGTAAAGCTGCTGGTGCTGCTGCTAATACTCGTGTTGGGTGGTCTATTGGTCAAAATAAGTTTGTACAATGGTTAGGTGAACGTGGTGTTGAAGCTGCTGCTGGTACTATTGTTGGTGCTGTTAGTAGTGAATACACTGAAGATAACCTAAGTGGTACACTTAAAAAGTCATTCCCAAAAACATTTGACTTTATCCCAGATAGCATTGCAACTCTAGAAACAGATGACGCCGACATGAAGCGTCAAAAGAACATCTATGAGGATCTTGGTCTTGGTTTTGTTACTGACCTTACTATTGGTTCTGTACGTTTTATTAATGCACTATCTGGTACTAAGGGTGCTTTACGTGCATCAACTAGATTAACAGGTGAAACCGAAGAAGCACGTAGGTGGCTTACTACAAACCAACCTGACAACACTGACTTTGCTAAGGCACAACGCATTTGGGATAATGCTGAAACTGTAGACGAACAATTTAAAGCAGAAACATTACGAGACAGAATTAAATTTGCAGACCTATCTCAAGAGCAACAAGAAAGGCTTGTTAAAACTTATAGTGAAGCTAACTTGTTAACTGAATCTTCAGAAGATGCTATTGTTCGTTCTGCTATTAAGCAAGAAGAAGCATTGGATGAGGTAGGTATGTATGGTTACATGCAAAATCCTAACCTTGATCAACCGATTAAAGGTGTTCATGACTTGTATGATTACACTGAAATTGGTGTACGTACTGTAGATGACTTTGGTGTTGTTGGTGCTGCTATTGATAGTGCACGCATTGCACGTAATCTCGATACTACCTATGGTCGTATTGGTAACATGATCTCTGAGCCTGCTATGAAGTATGCTCTTAGTAATGGTGATGCTGCACAAGACATTGTACTTGGTCTTGCTAATCAACTTAAGCAAGCTGGTCGTGTTGGTATGGAAGGTAATGGTTGGAAGGTAACGTTTGATGACGTACTAGATGCCAACGAAGATCTTGCCATCCAACTGTTTGACCCACGTATGAGTAAAGCAGATGTTCGTAAGGTACTTGAACCATTCATTACTCGTGATGAAACTGGTACAGAAATCCTTGCTGAAGGTGGTTTTGCTATGGCTGCTAGAGCTCTCCGTAGTTTTGGTGAAGAAGTTTCTAGTATGGATGTAGCACGAGCACAGTCCTTGCTTGCTGGAAGTCTTTCTGGAAGAATCTCAGACCTTTCTGAGGGTGCACGTCTGATGACTGGTACTAGTGCTGTACGTGAAGCACAAGAAAAGATCATTGATATGATGCAATATGTCAGTCAATTGTCTGGTTCTGCTAAGTACTATAAGAACCGTAAGATGGGTTTAATCCAACAAATTCAAAATGGATTTAGAAACATCGAAGGTTATAATGAAGCTACTGTACTTGGTGCTGGTGAGACTGCTCAGCGCATCTTTGCTGATTCCCAGCGGTTTGCTACTTCACTAAGACAGATTGCAGATAACCAGCCTCAGCTGATGGATCAGTTCTTGATGGCATATGAGTTAACTGATGGTCGTATTGACACTATTGTCAAGATGAATCAGTATATCGCTGGTATGACAACTGATCTTGGTAAAGGTCTTATTAACCTTAACCCAGAAGTACAAAACAAATTAGTTGCTGGTGTTTGGTCTAATATTTACAACAGTGTGTTGTCTGCATTTAAGACCCCTATTGCTGCACTTGCTGGTAACTTTGGTGGTATTATTTCACAACCAGTTTCACACTTTGCTGGTGCTTTGATGTCTGGTGATCTAAAAGCAATTCAACGTGGTTGGGTAGCTTATAGTTCAATTGGTGAAACACTTCAACGTGCTTTACCTTATGCTGGTGATGTATTCCTACGTGCTTCACGTGAACCTGATTCTGTACGTTCTGCTACTCGTATTGACTTGCTTATGCAGTCAGAACGTGAGCTAGACTTCCTTAAAAAGGCTGCACGTACACAGGCTGCAGAAGGTAATGATGGTTTGCAGTATATTGTAAATCAAATTGAAATGCTAAATGACCTTGCTAAAGACCCTGTCTTACGCTTTGGTCCTAATGCTATGACTGCAATGGATGGTTTTACTGGTGTATTTAATGCATCTGCAGAAGCACGTTTCCGTGCAATGGATGAATTGATTGCATCTGGTAAACCAGTCACCAAAGAAAACGTCAAGCCTATTGCCGACAAATACTACAAGAAGATGTTTGGTGATGATGGTTTGTTGAAGGATGAAGCTGTTAAGTATGCTACAGATGAGATGGCACTTAACATCGACACACCTCTTGCTCAAGGAATGACAGACTTTATTAATGTTCTTCCTACTGTACGTCCATTCATGATGTTCCAAACTACTGGAATGAACATGATTGACATGATGGGTAAGTATGGTCCTTGGACACCATTCCAACGTGACGTTAATGAACTAGCTTATACACCTTTGATGGATCTACTTGCAGATGAAGATCGTGTAAACCAACTACTTAAAGCACGTAACATTGATGTTGAAAACATGGATGTTATTGCTAAGCAAAATAAACTAGCAGATCTTAAATACATGACTCGTGGTCGTAAGGCTATTGGTGGTCTTGCAGTTACTGGTACTATTGGTCTTCTTATGAATGATCGTATTACTGGTGATGGTCTTTATGACAAAGAAGCCCAGATGTCACGTGTCAAGAACTCTAGCTGGAAACCACGTAGCATTAAAGGGGCTGACGGTAAATGGTACTCTTACGATTCATTTGGTCCTATTGCTGATTGGATTGCACTTGTTGCTAACATCGGTGATAACTTTGACATGTTAGGTGAAGCAGTAACTGAAAGGTTCTTTGAGAAAGCTGCTTTTGTTTTGAGTGCTGCTATTACTGATCGCACTGCTTTATCTACTCTCAAACCTTTGATGGATATGGCAAGTGGTAACGAAGGTGCTATTAGTCGATGGGCTGCTGGATTTGTTAACAGTCTTGGTCCTCTTTCCTCTCAACGTGGTGAGTGGTCTCGTATCCTTAGCGAAGGTCTACAAGAAGTTGAGTCTGACTTTACTTCACAACTACAAAACCGTAACCGCTTTGTTGGTGCTCTTGATCCTACTAACCGTCAACCATTTATTTATAGTCCAGTTACCGGCAAGAAACCTAATGGTTATGGATTGATGCAACGTCTTTGGAATGCTTATAGCCCTATTAAGGTGCACCCTGAGCAATCTCCTGAAGAAAAGTTCCTACAAGAAATGGAATTTGACGTTAATACAACGTTTAGAACTAAAGATGGTATTCGACTGCTTCCTGCTGAACGTTCTGAACTATTCCGTATGATGGGTGAACGTGGGTTCTTTAAAGAAGCTATTCAAGAAATCATGCGTGATGCTGGTGATTGGAAGAGTATCGAGAAGCTACGTGAAATGCGTATCAAAGGTTATAAGTCGGATGAAGTGTCTCTTAAAAAGTGGCATGATATTCATGCACGTTTGTCTGAAGCTCGAAGGGCTGCAGAAGAAATTGCTTATGCAGAAATGGATGCAGATATGTATGCAGCCATTGAACTAAGGCAAGCACAGAAAGACTTGACTGAAGAATATTCTACAGTTGGTGAAATTTTTGATCCATCTATTCTTAATCAACGTAAATAAACATGGCAACAACTGAAACAATTTTACTTGGAGATGGAACAACTACTCAATTTGGTTTTACATTTCCTTATATTAAAACAGAAGATGTTAAAGTAGAACTACAAGAATTTGATACAGTCGAGTCCACTGTTATTAGTAGGGTACAGATCAGTTCATTTTCTATCCCTTCTAACAACCCAACTGTTGTCGATTTTAGCGCCATTGGTGCAGCTACTAATTATCAAGCAATTACTGGTGCTCCGCTAACTAATCATGCTGTAAATACATCTAATATTATTAGAGTACGTATTTACCGTTTTACAAGTGCTGACGCTAACCCAGCTACTTTTTTACAAGGTTCTGCTGTTCGTGCACAAGATTTGAACGATAATTTTGAACAAATCTTGTACATCATGCAAGAGCGTCAAAATACACTTCAAACAATCCAACTTGGT